TACCTATACCTGGTGACACATTAACATACGAGCCATTACAAATGACTTTTTTGGTAGATGAAAATTTAGAAAACTTCCAAGAGATACATGGTTGGTTAGTTGGAATAGGTTTTCCGAGAGATAATTCAGAATTTAGAAATTTACTAACTTCGGGTAATGATAGATTTCCTACTAGAAATGCATCTAATGTATCAAGTGAAGCTGGTAAATCAAAGTACGCTGCAGCAGATACAGGCGCAATATTATCTGACGCTACACTAACTGTACTTTCAAGTAAGAATAATGCGCAATGTGAGATAAGATTTAGAGATGTGTATCCAACTGGTCTTACAGGATTACAATACAATCAACAAGCCGCTGATGTAGATTATTTGACTTGTACTGTATCATTTAGTTACTTAATATATGACTTTGCTAATGTAGGGTCATCAACAACACAGATTACTACTACATAGACTTTACAAAATAAGGTTTTTGTGGTATACTATATATTATGGAGATATTATGGATTTAGAACAATTACAAGACTTGGCTGACAAGAAACTAAAAATTAACGATACTGAGTTAGATTTAGAATCATTAAAGACGCCTCAAATACACAACGAGTTTTTAAAACACTTAACAAAGTTTAAATTACTGTTGAGTAAATCACAAATAGAATATTACACACAACGAAAACAAAAGTGGGAATACTATACTGGTAAAGCACCAGCAGAAGTATATGCACTTAAACCTTTTAGTTTAAAGTTATTAAAAACTGATGTGGACAAGTACCTAGACGCTGATCCTGAATTAGCGAAGTATAAACAAAAAGTAGATTATATTCAAACAGTCGTAGATTTTTTAGATAGAACGCTCAAACAAATATCAAACCGAGGTTTTCAAATAAAGAATGCAATTGACTGGAGGAAGTTTACTAGTGGCGCAATCTAATAATGACAACCACCCGTTATTTAATCATAGACAAAGTAAACGAAGTATATCTTAAAATAGAAGCTGAGGCTGATATTCGTAGAGAACTTGGTGAATATTTTACATTTGAAGTACCAGGCTTTAAGTTTATGCCAGCATATCAAAATAGAGTTTGGGACGGTAAGATTAGATTATTCTCTTATGCGACTGGTAAAATATATGCTGGTCTTTATCCTTATATAAAAAATTGGTGTAAAGAAAACAATGTACATATAGTTGATGGTACAAAAATCAAAGAAAAAACAGTTGACGATAGTAAGATTGATGACTTAATCAAAGCACTTAAACTTCCATACGAAGTTAGAGATTATCAACGAGAAGCATTTAAGTATTCTGTTGAAAAGGATAGATGTTTATTAGTATCGCCTACAGCCTCTGGTAAATCTCTCATAATCTATCTTATGTTGATATATAATTTATTACGACTGAAAGATACTAAAGAGGACAAGATCCTTGTTATAGTGCCCACTACATCGCTTGTAGAGCAGTTATTTAAAGACTTTAAAGATTATGGTTATAATAGTGAAAGAAATGTACATAGGATATATTCAGGACACGAAAAAGAAACTAATAAGAGAGTTATTATATCAACTTGGCAATCAATATATAATTTACCTAAGAAATGGTTTAATCAATTTGGTATGATTATAGGTGATGAAGCTCATCTATTTAAAGCTGTGTCGCTTACGAAATTAATGACAAAATTAGAAAAGACCAAATACAGAGTTGGTCTAACAGGTACACTTGATGGAAGTAAAACTCACAAGTTAGTATTAGAAGGATTATTTGGTTCAGTAAATAAAGTTGTATCTACAAGTGAACTAATGGAAACAGGTAGACTAGCTGATTTAAAAATTATGTGTTTAATATTACAACACGATCAAACAGCAAGACACTTTCTAAAAGGTAAATCATACCAAGAGGAAATGGATTACTTGGTGGCAAATGAAAAGAGGAATAAATATATAAGAAACTTGGCGACTTCGCTAAATGGAAACACACTATGTTTATTTCAATATGTAGAAAAACACGGAAAGAACTTATATGAAACTATACGAGAACGAGCAACCGACAAACAAGTCTTCTATGTTCACGGAGGAGTTGACGCAGAGCAAAGAGAAAAAATTAGAGAGATTACCGAGAAATCTGACAACGCTATTATCGTTGCAAGTTATGGGACTTTCTCTACGGGCATTAATATACGGAACTTGCATAACATTGTTTTTGCTAGTCCTAGTAAATCTAGGATAAGAAATTTACAAAGTATTGGTAGGGGTTTAAGATTAAAAGACGATAACAGCGCAGCCACTTTATATGATATAGCTGATGATATTTCATACAATGGTAAAGAGAATTATACACTTCAACACTTTAAGGAAAGAATAAATATATACAATGGCGAAGACTTTAATTACGAAATTCATAACGTGGAGTTAATCAATGGTAGCAAAAATACAACCAAATCCGATTAAGATAATCAAGTTAGTTAATGGTGATGATATAGTTTGTTCATTACCAGCACAACAACTTGGTGAGAAATCTCCTATGTTGAGATTGAGTAAACCATTACAAGTTAAATATATACCGCAGTTTACAACTCAAGGATTAAAAGACTATGTAGCTCTTATTAAATGGTCTCCTTATACAAGAGATGCCGTTTTAACCATTCCTAAAGATAAGATATTGACTATTGTAAATGCTAATCCTGATATGAGTAAAAGTTATGCGCATGTTGTAATGGGTTATGATAAATCCGAGCCATTGGCGAAGAAAGAGAAACCTACCGTATTTAAAAGAGAAAGATTAAGTGATGAAGATAATGATAAAGTTAATGAAATATTTGATGAAGATGATTTAGATGATTATGATATTCCTACAAAGACTGTACACTAATAGACTCTATTCCTCTGATCGCTCAACAAGCTCATTGTACTACAAAAGTTTCAAAAAGTCAACCGTGAGATTGGTAAAATTAAAAGTATTTTAAATGGCTTAAAACATTGACAAATGTTAAGAAAGGTGATATATTAAGAATATGAGTAAAGCAAAAAAAGAACATTACGTTAATAACAAAGAATTTTTAGAGGCTATGACAGTCTATAAAAAAGAAGTAAAGAAAGCTTTAAAGGCTAAAAAAGATAAACCCCTAGTAACTGATTATATTGGTAGTTGTTTTTTGAAGATAGCAAATCACTTATCTTATAGACCTAACTTTATCAATTATACATTTAGGGACGATATGGTTAGTGATGGTATCGAAAACTGTCTACAATACCTAGATAATTTTGATCCTGCTAAATCAAGTAATCCTTTCGCTTACTTTACACAAATTATATATTACGCATTTATAAGAAGAATACAAAAAGAAAAGAAACAAACTACTATCAAACATAAACTAATTATGGATAGTAACTATGATGATTCGGCACTACAACCAGGTGATGATGCTGAATTTAAGAATCAATTTAGAGACTTCTTACAAAAGAACCTAAAGATGGAAGATACCCCTATCAAAAAAGTTGAAAAGAAAGTCAAAAAGAAAAGAGTAAGAAAATCTACATCTAAATTATTCAACTAAATTATGAAAATTGCTTTGTTAAACGACACGCACTTTGGTGCGAGGAATGATAGTCCAGCATTTTTGGATTATTTTATGCGATTCTATAATGAGATATTTTTTCCATATCTTAAAGAGAATAACATAACAACACTTGTACACTTAGGTGATGTAGTAGATAGAAGAAAATTTATCAACTTTAAAACAGCACACACATTTAGAGAAGACTTTATGCACCGATTGTATAAAGAGGGTATTGATACTCATATTATATTAGGTAACCACGATACTTACTACAAGAATACTAATGAAGTAAATGCTATCAAAGAACTATGTACAACCTTTGATGGAATAAAAGAACCTTGGATATATGAAAAAGCAACTACTGTAAATTTTGGCGGCACCGATATTTGTTTGATACCTTGGATTTGTGATGATAACTATGACCACTCAATAAAAGAAATAGAAAATACAAACGCTGAACTTGCGTTAGGTCATTTAGAGATTAAAGGTTTTGAAATGAACGCTGGTCATATGAACCAACAAGGTTTAGAAAAGGCTATGTTTCACAGATTTGAAAAAGTTATCTCTGGTCATTTTCATAAAAAATCTGATGATGGTCAAGTGTACTATCTTGGCTCTCAATATGAAATTACTTGGTCAGATTATAAGTGTCCAAAAGGGTTTCATATACTAGATACAGAAACAAGAGAGATAACTAGAGTACCCAATCCAATTAGAATACATAAGAAACTAATATACAATGATAAAGAAAACGATTATCATAATATGGACTTATCACATTTTACAGATTGTTTTATTAAAGTTTTTGTAACTAACAAAACAAATGAAGAAATGTTTAACAATCTAATAGATAGACTACATAATACAGTAGATACACACGAAGTTAATATTATAGAAGATTTAAATACAGATATAACAGCATCAGTAAAAGATAGCGTACTACAACAAGGTGAAGATACACTTACATTTTTAGGTAACTATGTAGAACAAATAGATAGTGATTTAGATAAAAACAAACTTAAACGTGTTATGAAAGATTTATATACTGAAGCAAGTGAAAGATGATATTATTTAAAAAGATTAGATGGAAGAATTTTCTTTCAACTGGAAACAGCTTTGTTGAGATAGAACTAAACAAGTCACAAATGACCTTGATGATTGGTGCTAATGGTTCTGGTAAATCAACAATGTTAGACGCATTAACCTTTGCGTTATTCAATAGACCTTTTAGACTAATTAAAAAAGAACAAATAGTAAACACAATAAACAATGGTGACACCAGAGTAGAGTTAGAGTTTCAAGTAGGTACAAAAAACTTTAAAATAATAAGAGCTATTAAACCAACAATATTTGAAATCTATTGTGATGGTGTATTACAAAACCAAGATGCCTCTAGTGTAGATTATCAAAAGGTATTAGAAGATCAAATATTAAGATTAAATTATAGAGCATTCAAACAGATTGCTGTACTAGGTTCTTCTTCTTATCAACCATTTATGCAGATGAGACCAAGACATAGACGAGAGGTTGTAGAAGAAATATTAGACATAAGAGTATTAACACACATGGATATTCTTACTAGA